TGGATGTAGTTACTTCGAAAGGACCGTTGGTAACGGTGCTGCTTGTGGGGTATAGTTTGAAATCCAGCTCCACGTTGACTGTTCCCGTTAAATTTTTAAAGTCGGGAATGAAACGCCTGATTGACATCAGTCTTTCACCCGCTTCCGGTATGACAAATTCCCCTGATTTTATTTCGGAACTAAGAGCTGATCCGTCCGCGTTGTTTCCGTTTTCCTGTGCGTGCATGAAGCTTCTTCCGTCAGTAAGTCCGGTGATGGTGCTTATTGTTGAGCTTGAATCAGTTGCGCTGTATTCTGTTGCATACGGGTATTGGTACACGCCCTTGTCCGCCCATGAGGATCGTGACAGTGTTCCATTGTACCAAACTTTTTCCGCGTAATTGAAAGTTGCCAGCCTGTCTATGACCGAGGATCCATTTGAAGCGTAAAACCAGGTGACCTCATTGAACTCACTGTTCAACGCGGCGAAGGTATCCTTTTGTGAGGCTTCGTCAATGTCCTTAAATACATGATCTTCAATTGAACATGGAATCTTTTGAACGGAACCGTCAAACATGAAGAATGAATCAGTTCCCATCCAGTATGCCCTTCCGTTACTCTCCGCTGTCGCGTGCAATCCGCACGCTCCGCACGCGGATCCCAGTTGTGAAAATCCAAAGGTGAATGGAGCGCCAATCAACTGCATTTGATAGAGAGCCGTATCCGTCCAGATCAAAACCGCGCCACGTGAACGTTCGGCCGAAACAAGCTTGCTCCCGTCAGTCAGCCTCTGTGTTCCCGCCGTATTGGTCGCTGTAGGTGTCCAGCTGTTTACGTTTTCCTGATCACACCACCTGATGAACATGTCATCACGAGTGCTCGCAGTTCCAATCGTTGTCTCGGTTCCGAAGCATATGACATGCCTGTCCGTACCTGAAACCATCATGAACCTGCTGGATGTAGGTGCGTTGGCCACCGTCGTATCCTCCGCTCTTTGCACTGTTGTAGTGCTCGCGGATGTGTCCCAGTAATAAAGTCCGCCGTTCAACTGCTGGGCCAAGATGTCCTCTCCCCAGTTGTCCAAGGACCACTTACCTGAATCCAGTTCAACACTGTTTGGCGCGGCCAAGGAAGCACGGGATTTTCCCCATCCCGGTCCGCCACTGACGCCACCCCAAGGTCCTGCTCCCCATCCATATCCCAGTATGGATGTGGCCGGATTGGTATTGATTTGGTATTCAGCTGTCGCGGATCCTCCTGTACGGCCTGTTCCGCCTTCCGTTCCCTTTGATGTAATGACATAAACGGACGTTGAAGTTACTGATTGAATTTCGAATTCACCCTCAAGTTGGGCAGCAGTTATTGAACTGCTCCCAGGAGCAGTAGCTGAACTTATGGTTACAAAATCACCTTCAATGGCTCCATGCGCCGCGTCAGTTACGCTTACATTGCTCGCAGAAGCGGTTGTTTCAAACTGGGTAATGGCGTCCCCTGTAGATCTTATGGGCGTGATGTCATACCACGCTCCGTTCTGGTAAACGTAAAGTTTCTTGTTTGTTCCCGTGATTGCGTACTGATCGCCATCGAGAGAGAACCATGTAATGATTCCCCTCGCCGCTCCCACCAGAGCGTCGGATGTAACCTTGGCCCATCCTCCTATTTTTTCTGGAAGACCGTAACGAAAACGAACGTTGTCCGTATTGGTCCAGCGCCCTTCGGCACCGTATTCAGTGTCCTGCTTGTCAACCCCCGGAGCCACCTGTACCTTGATCAAAGTCATGAAGCCTCCTAAACAGCGCTATCGTAAACGCGTATCCATTTGTCAGTGCCGTTAATCCTTATCCTTACAGCGCCGAACTTGGCGCCAGCTTCGGCTGTTGAAGTGGAAATGCTTTTTGAACTGTCCGCTGCCGTTGTTCCCTTGTAGTTGGTAAAGGCGAAATCCTGATCCAGCTGTTCAAGTTCTATGCATGGTACTGCGCCTGTCGCACTTGTTTGTGTAATCCCCAGCTTGGCCAACGGTGCTGCGATTCCAATTCCAACACGATCATTAGTCGCCTCAGTTCTTAATAAATTAGCATCTCCGTCTCCTTCAAAACGAGCATCCAAATCAGCTCCTGTTTCATTGAAAATGAAAGTTCCGCCGTCAAATGAAACATCACCGGTTGCATCAAGTGTTCCCCCGGATGATATATTTCCTACGTTGGACAGTACATCAAACATTGTTGATCCATCCGTGTAAACCAGGTATTTGGTATTAGTGTAAGGAAGAGTAAATGGAGTTCCCCCTGCCGGTCCGAATGTAAGCGTGTACCCTCCCCGAGTGGAAGCGTCATGAATGAAATACCAATAAGGATTGGCCTCGCATTCCAAAGCTACATTACCGGATAAGGAACCCGTTAATTTAAGGGAAGCCCTGCTTTGCTGGTCCCCCGTCCCGCCGCTTGCAGTTGTCAATGCCAGAGTTCCGGAAGTAGCGACACTTACAGCCGTGTATCCCTTGATGGCATTTTCTACCTTCTCCAGATTGTCATTGGTCTTCGATCCCCACGTACCGGCGTTGGCGCCAGTCGTCTGAAGGTCCAAATTTAATATTGTCGAGTCTGCCATGTTTTATCCTGTCGGTACCACCGTCCATGTGTTTGTCGCGGAGTCGTCCACTCCGTTCCAGATTGTTAACTTCAAGTCTCCAACCGCGAATACAGCTTCGACCCCTGTCGGAATGACTGTAGCCGTTCCAGTCACCGTTGCCGTTCCAAGCGCGAAAGTTGCCGACACTCCAGTTGGGAAGTATATTGACTCCAGTGTAACACTTCCGACGCTGAAAGTCGAGGAAACTCCAGTAGGAGTAACGTTCGCATCAGCTATGATCGTAGCGCTTCCAAGAGCGGATGTGATAACCACTCCTGTTGGAGTCACATTAGCATCAGCTGTTATGGTTGGAGAGCCAACCGCAAAGGTTGCCGCCACTCCAGTTGGAATGACAAGGGTCTCCGGTGTTACAGTCGCAGTTCCCAGCGCGAATGTCGCCTGGACCCCAGTAGGTGTTACCCTGATTGATTCTCCATCATCAGTTGTTTCACTGAAAGCCAGCTGTCCAATCGCTCCCGCACCGAAAGCCATTATAGTTTATCCATTGATGACGCAGCGAAAGTCATTAGAGTTTATCCATCTCAGCCTTGACCAAAGGCCATGTAATTTCTGAATGAGGATTGGTTTTAGTTGTTATTGCTGTTCCGTTATTTTCTCCAGTAACCCATTTAACATTATTAAAATCTGTTTCAGTAATTTCATCCTTTTCCGTAGATAAGGTCGCTTCCACGTCTGGTTTTAAAATAAATAATGCTTTATAAAATTTATCAATATTGTTCATCCTGCAATCTCCATAACTGTAATGCTTGAAGTGTCGTTTGATATATTCACACTAACACTATTTGCTTCCCTATTTTTCATTTGTCCCTTGTATGTAAGTGCTGATGTTGAGGAAGGACTGTCAAGTGCAGTTAAGGTGGCGTTCTGTCCTAACTGATTTGTTGATCCATATCCCATATTAATTGACGTACCAAAACCAGAAGCTCTATAAATTTGTAAAGTAACACCAGATGTGGCACTAGACTCTGAAGAAATTCCTGCTACGTGCATAATAACATAAATCTTGCTTGATGTCGCTGAAGGCGTAATGTCAACAGTCAAATTTGTTATGTCCACCATAGAAGTACTGCTTGTAGTGGTTGCTGTTGTTGTGGAAGCTCTAACAACCTGTAAAACGTTTCCTGTCACCGCTGTTCTACCCGTGCCTCCATTGGCAGCTGGAAGCGTTCCCGTTACGTTCGATGTCATGTTAACAAAAGTAGTAGCCGTTGAGCCAGTGCCGCCGTTCCCTGTAGGAAGCGTGCCAGTCACCTTGGCTGTCAGATCTATTGATCCCGCAAGTCCTGCGTTTTTAACCGTTGTCAGTGCCATGCTATGCTCCTATTATTTTCATTGCAGAAAAAGTTGTTCTATTGGCGTAAAGAGTTGCGGTTTCGCCTGAACTTTGATATATGTACAGTTCAACATAATCCGTGGTATTCATCTCTACGGGAACTGAACCCATATAACCTGAAGGTATATTTGTTCCTGGTGAGGAAGTTTGAATATACCCAAATCCATAAGCAACTCCATTTTTATAAAGCTGCATATCAACTCTTTCACTATCATCAATTACATCTTGCGAAAAGCCGTATGTGAATAAGTATTTCCCTGCTACTGCGGGAGTAAATTTATTGCTAGCAAATGTGCCGTCAGTATCCCATTTTTCAGTTGCTATAAGCACCTTTGTCCAAGTGGCATTACTAATACTCTGGTTACTGGCTAAAACTCCAAAAAATGCAGGAGTGTTTGCCAGTCCAGCCGCCGCCAAAGTGGCAGCTCCCGTTCCTCCAAAGCCTACAGGCAATGTGGTAGTGGCCGTGCCACTCCCGTCGGATTGCAAAATAGTATTGCCACCCGTATCCTGTATCTTGTCTACCTGTATCGTACTTGCCATTTACTGCTCCTAGCTTTTCGGGTTTGCATCTTTGATCGCCTTGATGCGAGCTTTCCAGGCGTCAATGTCCTTGTATATCTCGTCCAGCTGATCGCCGATATCACCGTAGGCTGCTTTGCGCGTGCCTCTCACGACGTTGTTCGCTTCAGTAACATCCCCAGCGGCTTCGTGTCCAGCAAGGTCGGCATCGGAAGGCTGTGCGAGCCCCGCGATGTTCCATTCCTTGATGTACGGTCCCTTGCCGTCGGAGTCATCCTGAAGGCGAACGTCACTTGTAAAGTCAACGGTCTTCCCCGCCGCCTCCACGTACGCGCGTACCTTAGTTGATAACTGTGCCATTTAGACCTCCTTTTAAAATTGTTTTCATTATCCTATTAATTTGTAACCTGTAAAATATGAGTAGTTGTCCGCATCAGAATATATTTGTGGAGAAGTGCCGTTATCATAAAAAAATACCTCCACATAAGCAGCATCAGCCAAGTCTAATACGGTTGATATCTGATTTGACCCTTGATTTGTTTGAGTGAATCTTAAATATCCCCCATCTCCAACACCATCAACATAAAAATAGACAAAAGTTAAACTTTCTGGAACTATACTTGTCCTAATTTGTGAGTAAAAAAAATATTTTCCAGCTCCTCCTGAAGGAACAACAAATCTGTTATTTGTAGTGTCAAAATCTCCACCAGAATCAAAAGTAGTAGTGTCAAGACTAACTTTAGTGGCAGTAGCTGATGATATACTTTGATTTCCTGACATATAAGATCTAAAAACTGGAGTATTAGTCAAAGCTCCTGTTATTGTAGCTCCTGTCGCGTCTAATGTCACACCCGAAGGTATGTCCACGGTGTCGCCAGTCGTGCCCAGCGTCAAAGTCGTCGCTGTTTTTGGGTCTACCTGGTCTACGAATATCTTGCTCATTTGGGGTTGTCACTCCTTGTTTTGTTGTAGTTTATCACATAGGCGTCCCATTTAGTTGTGTCGCCTCCGATTTCCTTTTCCGTGTACGCTTCCATAAAATCTTTTATTGAGGGATATGCGAGTCTGCGTTTATCAGCATAAGTCACATTAGCCATTCGTTCCGCTTCTACATCAGTAAAAGTTGATCCGTCAAAACTAAAACCAATCTTTACATCTGATGGGCAATCAATCCATGTTAAAGATGGTGCAACAGGAAATTCCTGTTCGGCTACATCAACAACCATATTATTAAAAATTAATGCTTTCATTATTTAAACTCCAAAATCCAGCAAAGACCATCTCCGCCATCTCCACCGTTTCCAACTTCAACGCCACCGCCACCTCCGTTAGATCCGTTGCCATAACCAGAGTTTGAATCATCACCACGGCCACCGCCACTCCAAAAACTGTCTGCTCCTGCCGATGCGAGTTGATTAGCTCCACCGCCACCGCCAGTAAGATTTACATCTCCAGAGGATCCTACACCTCCTGCACCGCCTACGGGGTCGCCAGCTACGACACCGCCTCCTCCGCCAGTTGCGGAGCAATGCGATCCAAAGCTTGATGTTCCTCCCCCTGTTCCATTGCCAGAGCTTGCTCCAGCTCCGCCAGATCCTACTGTCACGGTTTCCGTTGATCCTAGTCCAGATGTAATCCATTTAATTGCAGTTCCACCGCCACCACCTGATGCACGGTCACCACTTCCTGTGCCACCTCCGCCAGCGCCAGTAACATACACTAAAACTTTTGTAACTCCAGCAGGTTTAGTCCAAGTTCCATCAGCAGTAAAAACTTGCACAGAATCCATTACCACAGCAAATCCCGTTGCCGTTCCACTATTAACAATCGTTGCCCCTGAAGGCACTGTCGTAGTGTCACCTGACGCCCCCAGCGTAATGTCGGTCCCCGTGCTGGGTTCTATCGCGTTTACGTTCAATAAACTCATACTATTACCAATGTTGATCCCGAAGGAATTGTTACCGTTCCCGTAAAGCTTACGGGTCCCGCAATCAAGCCATTCTTGCTGGCGTTCATGGTGAGGGTGCTGTAAGTTACCGGATTCTCACTATAATATGTTGCGGACAGTTTGTCCACAGTTACGGTTCCATCGGAAGGTGTTCCAACATCAACATTTTCCCCCATCGCCACGATGAAATCAATGTCGCCGCTTGCGACGGAAACTCCGCCGAAATCCAGTGTCGCTCCCGAGACGGTGTACGCCACCCCTGGGGACTGGATCACGCCTGAAATGCTCACGATCAGGTTCTGCGCCGCCGAAGGCGAGTAGTTCACTGAATCGTACTGCAGTGTATAGGACGTCGCAGGGGTTGATCCGCTCACCGCGAGGATCTTCCTGCTTCCTATGTCCAGGTCCCTTCCTATGTATGGCATTATTTATTCTCCAATGCCGTTACTTTAGTTTCTAATTGTTCAATTCTTTCCATACTTTCTTGAAGTGCCTTGATTGCTTTCATATAAAGAACAGAATATTTTACCGCTTTAACTTTTTGACCTTCTGTAAAATTACCATCATCATCAATAGTTCCAAAATCAGAACTTAAAGCTACATCTTCTTTGTCTGGTTTGCTTTCTTCAATTAACTTTGACATACCAGCATCTTCCACTTCTTGTGCAACAACACCCAAGTGATATGGAGTATCATCAACTCCGTCTTTGTTAACAGCTCTTTTAAGTTTAAATTTTCTTACCTTTAGTGCTTTAATATCTTCCCACTGAGAAGAAGCATCTTCAATGTTTTGTTTAATTCTTTCGTCTGACAATGAACCGTAAGAATTATTACTGTTTCTTATATTACCACTATCTAAACAATCCATTACTGTTCCACCGCCATTCCTTGCTCGGTACAGAGTATAAGTTCCATCGGCAGTATCCCTACTGCAAGCGATTTGAGCTACTATGGATGCGTATGATGTATTGGTATTATTTGCGTGTAAACATATCTGGTCGGCAGTATCTTGAGCAGTCAGCCTTGCTTCCGCTGTTGCTGTACCAATGGACACATCACCATCACTATGAATACGTATTCTTTCAGCACCATTACCCCAAATTCTATATGTCTCCGTGGTGTGGTTGTAAGTTATAAAAGCTGGATTTGGAGAAGTAGTGCCATCAGCAAAGGCAAGATAACTCTCTTGAGTGCCTGAAGTTAGTATTGAAATGCCGTGTGGCCCAGAAGAAGAACTACCAACAATCAAATCATTAAGACCACTTGCTGTGCCTGTTGTTGCATCAGTACCAACCATAAGATTTGTACCATTAAAATTAAGATTAGCTTCTCCTTGAATTGCATCTGCTCCTGTAACAGTAGTAACTGTATTATTAGTAGAGCCAGTTAAAGCTGTTCCTGCTGAAGGTGTAACCCAGGTAGCGTCTCCTCGCCAGAATGTGCTGCTGGAAGCAGACGTTCCTGAATTAAGGTTAGCTACGGGAAGGTTACCAGTAACATCAGAAGTTGCTAGATCTACTGATCCAGTTCCCAAAGATAAATTTGTTATCTTGCTTAGTGCCATTAGTCAGCCTCCTCAATCGTGTTGCCTTCTGCTACCCATTTAAGAATGTTTTGGTAGTCCGTGTTTTCCTCATCCATAGGACAAGATGTAACCAGATTACTTGTCGTTCCATCATCTTGAATAACATCATTATGTACAATTTTATAACCATAATGCTTTCCCTGAAAATCAACCAGTTTTTTAACTTTTTTTACATTATCCATTTATAACTCCGCATTCAGTGCTACATAGGTTGAAGCTGAATTTAACAATATCTGACAACCAGTTCCCTGAGTTGCCGAAACATTTCCAGTGCCATTTATTCTAAAATTAGCTTGTGGTTGATACATAGAATATATGACGATAGAATCAAATGCATCCGCACCATTCTCTCTGTACGCATTATAATAACCCGTACCAGCAAGTGTTGTCATACTGGGAGCAGTTCTCATCGCACAAGGAGTTCCTCCACCAGCAAAATAATTAGAATTACCTACGTGACAATATCCCATAGCTACAAATCCCGCACTATTATTTGTACCACCTGAGCCTAATCTTCCATCAGCAACCATATAAAAGTACCTCTGACATCTTAATAAATTATCTCCAAAACTTTCGTGCCTGAAAGGTGGTAAGTCGGCAGATGTGTAGGTTCCTACTTCCAGTTGAACACCTGTAATGTGAAAATTATTGGAAGTACTGTCAGCGTGATTGACTTGACCAACGAACCAATCTGCCGCAACCCAACTTTCCCAAGCTGTTGGCAACGTTCCAGAAGTATAATTTGTTCCTGCCGCCATTCCAAAATCTAAATATATAGACTTGGCATTGTCATTATCTAATACTCCACTCGTGTCCGCTGCAATATTAACCACCTTAAATTCCCAAGTATTCGTTACTGAAATCGTGTATGATCCACAACAGACCCTAGTATTGTCAGCATCATATAGTGCTACTATATTTGTTCCAGTCTTTGTTGCCTTGACCCAAAACGCCACAGTCATTGTTTCAGCATTGGCTGTGCCTTTCTTTAAAAGTTGCAAATCTTGTCCTTCAAACATATAACGCACAAGACAAAAGTCACCAGCAGCTAAAGAAGCATCCGCAGTCGTGCAATCCATTTTGAGTGCCGTGCTGAATCCATCCGCAAAAGCGTTACCGCTTGTCAAAGCTTCCTGTGTTTGTGTCCAAGTTCCAGCAGTGGTTATACTCACACCAAATCTGTCAACTGTATTATATCCAGTACCAGTTATACCTGTTGATGAAGTTCCCCTCTGTGCCACAGCCATATCTCCATTGATTACTAATGGCTGTGCGTTGGGCAGAAAACTTGTTTGTGTAATTCCTTTTATATAGGAGTAATCCACTCTTTTGAGCACCCCTGCGTCGCTCACTAAAAATTCATCAGTGTCGGCTGGCTCGGCACCGAGCGCCCCTTGACCGCTTATTGCGTCATCATTGAGCTTGGCTCCCGTTACAGCCGTATCCAGTATTTTAACCGTCGTTACCGCGTCCGTTGCGAGCTGTGAAGCGGCCACGGATCCTGCTGGTGGATTGACGGTCTGAACCGCCTTTCCAATAAAGACGCAGTACATCGTATCGCTTGTAGTTGTCGCTGCGCTTAGTGTGAGAGTTGTTCCCGACGCCGTGTAGGCGTAACTTGATCCTGGTTGTTGCCGTACGTTGTTGATGAAAAGGGCTATGCCGTTCTCGTTCGTGACAGCGTTGTCAAGCGTATAGCCTGTAGTCGCGCTAGTCGTGAAATGCTGAACCGCGAAGGTTGTGTAATTCAGCGCCGGTTTGTTGCCTACGTAGCCCAAATTACCCCCCTATGCGCTTATCGCATCTACTGTTGATACCCAGACATCCGCTGAAGAAGCCGTGTCCGAAACAACATACATGCGATCGCCTGATTGAACATTCATCTTGGCGCCGCCATCCAATAACTGGAGTGCGCCTCCGCTGGGGATGGGCGCCGTTTTAACCAAGTAATAGTTATTTCCGCCATTGGTTATATATACATCCACATTGATTGTTGATCCTAGAATGTTTGCCACTGAAATTCCAATGATGGTATCATTGGTGTCAAAATCAGATCCATTAGGTATATCGACAGGTGTTGCTCCTACTGCTCTTTCAAAATATCTCTTAAAATCCTGTGCCATCTGTTCTCCTTATACTATAACGCAATCGACATTGCAATACTAAAGCCAGCTGTAACGCCTGAACTCCCTGATGAAGCCGCAGTTATCTGCCCTTGTGCATCAACTGTTAAATCCGTGTTGGTGTATGACCCTGCACTAACTCCCGTAGTGTCAATAGTCAATGTAACTGTTCCTGAGGTTCCACCACCTGTTAATCCTGTTCCTGCCGTAACGCCTGTAATATCTCCAACCGTTGGTGCAGCCCACGAAGGAACTCCTGAAGCCAATGTTAATACTTCAGTATCGCTTCCTTTCGCCAACCTCGCCGGTGTATTTGCCGCCGAAGAATAAATAATATCACCCGCCGCAGTCATCAGCATTTCCATGGTCTTGCTGGCCGGTTCCGTACAGAAAACGTCCTTGGTTCCAGCAGTAAAGACTACTTTTCCATCACTATTAGAACTGGATATTACAGTATCACGGGATAAAGTATCGGTTCCTGCATCAGTGACAGTTCCTAATCCTACTTCCCACTCATCTGCTGTTGTATGTGCTATACAATAGTAGGTAGTATTGGTAGTTGCTATCCCTGCTACAAAACCTTCAAATCCTGTAACTGCACCATCTAAATCAATAGTGCCTGTACCTGTGGTTGTTGACGTCTCCTTGACGCGATCATTTAAGACTAAAGCCATAGTACTCCTATGCTAGTCTTAGAATAGCGTCTGATGCGTCAGGTGTTGGAAACTGAATTGTAAAAGTTCCACTTGTGCAAGTCTTATCTCCTCCAAAATCCAATACAGCTACAGCTTGTTCGTTGTCCGGTGTAGCATCACTATTATAAATAAGTGCGCCACGAGCTGTAATTGTTGCAGATGTCCAACTGGTATCACTAAAATCACAACATGCTGTGTCGGTACTTAATGCTGGTGTAACATTCGTTAAAG